TCATCGCCACGAGCAAGTTGTTCTTCAACTCCCTCCATCGTTCCATACATTCCTTTTCTTACAGATTCTGGAATTGAATTAAGTGCGTCTTCAATTGTTTGTTTTTGTTCTTGTGTCAGTTTCATTTGTCCTCCAATTTGTTACATCCTCTTGGTTTAGAACCAAACTCTGCAGAACCTTGTCCTGCATTATCTGTTTTAGGACTGCCTTCATTTTTCTTTTCAGTTTTTTGAAAAGAAACTCTTTTGTATCTATTCATAAAGATATCAGGCATCCAATATGTCACTTGCCAGTTAATAGGATTATCACCACAAATAGCATTACTCAACTCAATATGTTTTTCAACAGAATGATCAAATATACCTATTTGTATGTAACCATCGTGAGTTACACATTCTCCATTGCCAATGTCAACTATGTAAAGAGTTTTCACTCATCTTATCCAAAAGTAGAATCTGGTTCTAAAGCAATATAATAGGTCAAATCATGATTCTTGGAAGTGAATCGTGACAAAAGTTTTTGTGATACAACTACTTCATAAGTTCCAGGAAGAACTTTGATATTCTCAACTTTAAAATTAAAGGAGAATGTTGCTTCTGTTTCACCAACAACTACAGCATAGTCATTAGATGTATCGTTCTTCTTATCACGAACGACCAGTTTGACAACACCATTCTCGCCAACAGCAGATAGATCGGGAAGTTGATAAACTGCAGATGCTTTAAGCAATTGTGCTAATTGATCTGTACTCAATTCGAAAGATACATCTTCACTAGGAAGTTTGATTTCTTTTTCAGGGGGAGTTACAATAACATTAGGATCTGCAAAGAAATACTTTGAACGGGACTTTCCTTCACGGATCATCACATATCCATTATTAGCAAAGTCGAGTTCGGGACTAGAATGAAGTGACAGACCATTAAGAAACTGATTAAGATCATAGATTCCAAAGTCTTGCATAAACTCTTCAGTTACAGTTGCTTCAGCAAGAATGTTTTTCATCACACTAATAGTGCGAAGTTTGTTCCCCTCTTTAAAAAGGATTGATTGATTGATTGAAGAGAAATTCTTCAGAACTGAAATGGTTTTGTCAGACAGTTTCATAGTTGTAGGTTTCAGTTTCATGTCACTGAGGATAGGTTTCACGTTGAGCGTTTTTGTCGTTGAAATGCATTAGAAGAACAGCATAATGCAAAATCTTCAAAATGTCACGACGGGCAGTTCCCTTCTTATCATATCGTGACGCATACTTAAGAATGTTGCTGCGGCAAAATGCCTCACCATCACCACATGCTTCGATAAGATCAAGAGTCTGAATTCTATCAGATCCAGCAGAATAATGTTGCTGATATGTGCCAGAAATATAATCGGATAATTCTTTAAGGATAGAATCCTCATCATACTTCTTTTTACTTTTAGTAGTTAGGGAATCAGAAGGTTCAGATGCGTTAAGTGAAATAGTATCATCACCACCTAAACTTAAATAATCGAAAGATTGTGCAGCACCAAAATTGATAATATCTGGTGATGCAGCACCAGAATTACCTACGATACTAAATCCATCTTGTTCCCAATAATCTTGATTAGTCATATTCAATTCATCAAATAGTAAAGACCATGAGTTAGTCATATTATATCAGGATTGCACCTCCGCGTCAATTGGCATCTGGAAATCTGCATCAACTTTGTCGTATAGTTCCAGGAATGCTTGCTTGGTCTCATCATCAAAACGATTCACGCAGACCTGAATAGCCTTTGCTTTGTCATTGAAGATCTTGTATGCACGGACGATATGAACCAGACGACGAGTGCTGATGATCTCTTCAATGCCACCATCATAGAATGTCTTACGGATGATGTCTGCCCAATCGCAGAGACGCTTGCAGAAGTCTTTATCACTACAGAGTGCCATAAGGATCTTCTGCTCTACTGCAGAGGCAGGATAGGACTGCTCAAAGGTTACGGGAAATCTTTCAAGGAATGCTTCGTTGAGCACGTTAGTTCCAATAAATCGTCCGTCCTCGGATCCCTTACCTTTAGTATTTGCGGTTGCGAATACGTTGAAACCTTCTGCGGGCGTAATGTATTTGCCAATCTTCTTGAGGAAAACTCCTTTGCCTTCGAGAATAGATTGGAGACAAAGAATTTTGTTTGAGGCAAGGTCGATTTCGTCAAGGAGCAGTATTGCTCCTCGTTGGAGTGCTTCAATGACTGGGCCATTGTGCCAGACGGTTTCACCATTAACAAGACGGAAACCGCCAATAAGATCATCTTCATCTGTTTCGATTGTGATGTTTACTCGGATCAATTCTCGTTTTGTTTGAGAACATGCTTGCTCAACAGAGAACGTTTTACCATTACCAGAAAGACCTGTGATAAATGTAGGATAAAATAAATTGGACTTAATAATTTTTTTAATATCAGCGAAGTTACCAAAGCTGACGAAGGTATCATCTTTTGCAGGAATAAGGTTTTGCTCAACAGCAGGCATTGCAGTTGGTGCCTGATAGGTTTGCTCTAGTTTTTCTTGTACGGTCAAATTCCACTTTCCACGACTAGTTTTGTAACCAGTAAGTTTGTTGGTGACAGTTTGATAGTTCGCACCATTCATAGCACACCAGGCACGAATATCAGCAGCAGCAACAGACTCACCATACAATCCCTGAAGGGAAGTGCGAATGAACTCAGGTGAGAGGGACATGTGGTTTGTTTGAACTGAAGTTATTATAGGGCAGAGTGGGGAAGAGTCGGGAGCAGAGTGTTCACTTTTCAGACTGTCCATACTTGTATCGCATAGCTCCGAGCAGATATGCCTGAGATAAAGATCTAGGACCATTAGTGAGAATCTCAATGACTTTAGGATCTTTTTCAGATACCTTTGCAATTTCTCTCCAGTTTTCTTTTGTCATGCTACTAGAGAAATAAATTCACCAAGAACTTTCTTATTTAGTTTCTTAGTCTTCAAAGACTTGACGAAAGCAGATTTAATCTTTGCTTTGGTAGCACCATCATCAACTTCAAACTCAGAATCTTGAGATAATGCAGTTGCAGACAATCCAAAGTATGCATGATAACCAGACTTCTTGATACAGAAACTCCTGTTCTTTCTCCAATCAAGCATGATTTTATCATAGTCAGTATCTCCATAATTGTAATAGAGTTTGATGAAGTCATTTGCTCCACGACCTTCTAGAACACGCATACCAATAAAGTTTACTAATGGAAACTTATCACGCATATTTGTCAACAAGGTCTGACTGAATGTATGCCATCCATATTCAAACTTGTATGTGTTTCCAGTTTTACGATCACGAAGAAATCCATGTCCAGGATGAATTCTACGTTGACCCATATATCGATTACTAGGTCGAACAATTTCTACATTATACCCAATATCATTTGCTTCACCATCGGTCAGGATAACACATTGAACTTTTTGAACTTTATTTTCTTTCTGAAACTTAGGTAAAATTTCATGGAGAGCAACAAGAGATTCATTCAAAGGAGTGCCAGAAAGACTCAACCTTGAAGAGATTGTATATGTTGATTGATAGTAACTGTTATGATAGGTAGCAACACGCCAGATGTTCTTCATTTGGTGCTCCATACTCTTACCATTTACTTTACTAGTAAGAATATTCATCAAAGAAAAATCATCATTAATTGCCAATGTATATTCTTTCTTATCAGTGCGGTCTCCAATTTTTGCAGGTTTGATTAAATCACCATTGTGGAGATCAAATGCTGGACGTTCCCATTCATTAGTAAATGCATAGACATCAAATGGAATTCCAACTTTCTTACAGAACCAGACAAGATTGAAGAGTTGCTTACATGTATCAAGTAAAACACGGCTCATAGAACCAGACCAATCAAGGATAAAGACCAATCCATGATTTTTGCCATCAGCAAGAGTTGTGACTTTTTTGAATAGATCTTCGTTGTATTTGTAGGTATGCAGTTTAGATGTATCTAAGACACCAGTGCGTGCTGTGGTGGCACGGGCATAAGAGTCTGCTGCTTTCTTACACTCAAACTCTTTAACAAGGTAATTGACTTCTTTCTGTGCAGAACGTTTGAATTTAACAAACTCAGCATCAACTTCTCCAAATACTTCCACATGAGAAAACTTCTCTTGCTGATGATTAAACCAACGATCAATCTCATAATGCACTTCATCATTCTTGGCAATCACTGTGTCAAGATTTACTTTTGGAACCTCAACATATACATTATCAATCGCACCACTATCTACAAGAGATTCAATCTTTTCTTGTAGGGCATCAGCAGTCATGACTTCAAGTTCATCATCATAATCTCCTGTATCTGAAGGTTGCTGATTTGTCGTTTCATTATCATCAACATCATCACCAGATCCTTCAGATTCGGTAGGTTCTATATCAGAAAATTCACTTGCAGGTTGATCAGACTCACCACCAACCTCTGGTGGAATCTCCATATCATCTATCTTCTCTTCTTTCTCATTCTTACAAAACAAATATAGTTCTTCTGCTGCTTGCAATGCTTCATCGAAAGTTTCACAATCTTCGATCATACGAATGATTGCCATCTCATCTTCAGTAAAAGAAATGTCTACAAAATTACCAACCTTAAAGTATAAATTTGCACGATCAGCAAGATTAAGATCAGCAACATTGCTGTCAGATATAGAGAAAAAGTCTTCTGCTTGTAATTCCTTGTAGCCATGGTAGAAAGTTTTTGCTAGTCCAGCATATTTGCGCTTCATCATCTTTTCAATTCTTGCATCTTCAACTACATTCACAAACTGGGGAGGAATTGCTACCTTCTCTAGCCAGTTTTCGTCAGGTGTGAATAATGCATGTCCGACCTCATGTCCAACCAGAAGGTCATATACGGTGTTGCTTGCCTTGTCCCACATAGGAAGAGTCAAGACACGGGTGTGGACATTAAAGCAGGCAGTCTGAGTCTGTTTGTGCTCTACCACCAGGTCCTCGGTAGCAAGGAGTTTGGCAAGTTGAGATTTGATTTCCTGTTTGACTGCCATAGGTTTGTCTCGTATGCACCTATAATACCAAACCCCCACCTTGTGGCGGGGGTATTAGGTGACAGTTCTCCAATTGGTTGGTCTCGGTCAGGCTAGAATTGTTCGACAAATACGTTTACATGTTGCTTGGTCGTCACTACAATCGATTAAACATTCGTAGTAATCGTTGATCTGATCACTCTCCTGCATTGTAGTGTCTAGAGTTTTACTAAGTTTTTTAAGACTTTTAGTCCAGTCTGCTAATTGATTAAATGATACTAGGTTGTGCATGATTTTCTCCTCATGAAAATAATAATATAGGGAGTTTAATTCATCCATTTCTCCAATTCTGTTATTATTTAGTGTGCGTATGCTAACTTAATGAAGTTCTTGTCATACTTAACTTTTTGATAGTGTCACGCAATATTTCTTTATGTTAATAGTTCTGGATAGAGG